AGACACTGATTGAAGACGATAAACTAATTGTAAACGACTATAACATTGTATCTGAACTAACTACCTTCATACAAAACAAGCAATCATTCGAGGCAGACGAAGGATATAACGATGACCTTGTTATGTGTCTGGTTATCTTTGCGTGGTTAGTACAGCAAGAGTATTTCAAAGAACTGACAGATCAGGACATCCGTCGCAGGATCTACGAAGAGCAGAAGAATCAGATAGAACAAGACATGGCACCATTCGGTTTCATTCTCAATGGTATAGATGATGAAGAGACTGTTGTAGATGAGAAAGGAAGTGTATGGTCACTTGACATGAAAGGTGATGACAGGGATGAGTCTAAATGGAATACAGATGAGTATGGTGACGTTTCATATATGTGGGACTATCGGTAGAAAAGCTACTTTCTCTAAATATTATTAGACAAATTGAAATCATTTATCAGGAGTACCAAGCATGGCTAGCACACTTCTCTCACCAGGAGTGGTAATTCAAGAGAGGGATTTGACCCTTGGATCCATTGAGACAGTAGAAGTAAACGTTGGAGCAATAGCTGGAGCTTTCACAAAAGGACCAGTTAATAAACCCGTTAGAATCTCATCTGAATCCGAGTTACTATCTAAATTCGGTGAACCCAATGACAGCAACTATGAGACATGGTTCGCTGCATCTTCTTTTCTTGCATACGGTGGAGTACTAGATGTAGTACGTGCTAGCGGTGCATCTCTTAAAACTGCTAACAAAGGTGGCGTATCACTTACCATCAACAGCGTAGAAGATTACGAAGGTAACTACTACGACGGAACAGCAGCATGGGATTATGCTTCTAGAAACATTGGTGCTGTAGGTAACTCAATCAAAGTTGTAGTTATCGACTCTGGTGCTAATCAACAGGTAACTCTTGCGGGTGCTATCCAGTCAGCTGGTGTACAAGCAGGATCATTAATCCAAAACTCAGCGGGTACTAAATCTGCTTACATCCACAAGATCACAGGATCTACAGTAGTAGATGTCATCTGGGTATCTGGTGGTGCTTGGACTACATCTGATCTAGTTGATGATGGATCTAACCCAGACGTTGCTATCACAGCAGTTGCTGACTGGTATGATTCACAGATGATCACACCTACCTTGAACTGGAATCAAGTGGCTCCCCAACCTGGCACTTCAGTACACGTTGCTGAACGCGGAGGATCAAACGACGAGATGCACATTGTTGTAGTCGACGTTGACGGTGGAGTAACAGGAACACCTAACACAGTTCTTGAAAAGTTTCTCTATGTCTCTAAAGCATCTGATGGTAAATCAGCAGAAGGTTCTTTAGTATACTATCCAGAAGTTATTCTTAATTCAAGTAACTACATCTACTGGGGTTCTCATGATAACGAGGACATCTGGGATGTATCTGGTAACGCTCTTGCTGCTTCATCTAACGTAGGTGGAAACTCAACCACAGCATTTGATATTCTTGGTGAGAAAGAATATCCTTTAACTGGTGGTGCTGATGACTTCACTCTATCTCAAGCAGAGATTATAGCAGGGTATGACTACTTTGCTGATCCTGAGACAGTACAAATTGACTACCTAATCATGGGTGGCGGTGGTGCTACTGAGACAGAGACAAAAGCAAAAGCAAACAAACTGATCAGTATTGTGAATAGTCGTAAGGACTGTGTTGCTTTCCTATCTCCTGACAAAGGAAATGTCATTGGAGTAAGTGATAGCGGTACACAAACTAATAACATAGTTTCATTCTTCGATTCATTCGCCTCAAGTTCTTACGTTGTCTTTGACAGTGGTTGGAAGTATCTTTATGACCGCTTCGCTGACAAGTATAGATGGATCCCATGTAACGGTGACACTGCAGGACTATGTGCTAGCACAACTGCAGCAGGAGATCCATGGTTCTCACCCGCAGGACTTAACCGTGGGGGAATCAAAAATGCTATTAAACTAGCATACTCACCTAAGAAATCTGAAAGAGACACACTTTATCAGAAGAGAATTAACCCAATTACTTCTCTACCTGGTCAAGGTATCGTACTCTTCGGAGACAAAACAGCTCTCGCTTCACCATCTGCCTTTGATCGCATCAACGTCCGTCGTCTCTTCCTCGTCATAGAGAAGACAATAGGAAATGCTGCGAAGGGAGTATTGTTTGAACTAAATGACGAATTTACTAGAAACAACTTCAACAACGTTGTCGAACCATACCTACGTGACATTCAAGCACGTCGTGGTATCACTGACTTCCTAGTTGTTTGTGATAGTTCCAACAACACACCTGATTTAATTGATAAGAATGAGTTCGTCGCTGAGATTTACATCAAGCCTGCTCGCTCTATCAACTTCATCACACTAACCTTTGTTGCTACACGTACTGGTGTTAGCTTCGAGGAAGTAATCCCAAGGAGATCTTAAACAATGGCTGAAACCAAAGCACTGGGCGTATTAGAATTCCAGTCTAGAATTAAGGGAGCAGTTAGACCTAACCTGTTCTCTGTGACACACAACTTCCCATCTGTAGGTGGACTATCTGTAGAAGATGGTTTAGAAACTTACTTGTGTAAGAGTGCTGCTCTTCCTGCATCTACTGTAGGAACTGTAGAACTACCTTTCCGTGGTAGAGTGATCAAGGTACCTGGCGACAGAACCTTTGAATCATGGACTGCTACATTCTACATGGATGATGCATTCAAACTTCGTGGTGCATATGAGAAGTGGATTGAACTTACCAACACTGTAGATGCTAACACAGCATCAGCAGGAATGGATTCTATCTTACAGGACATCATTGTAACTCAGATGGATAAGTTTAATGGATCCGCATCTAATTTCAAGAACATCCGTGAGTATAAATTAGTTAAAGGATTCCCAGTATCTGTTTCACAGGTATCACTAGCATATGACAACAACGATTCTTACGAAGAGTTCGATGTTGAGTTTGCTTACCAGTACTTCGAGACATCTATTGGCGATAACACTATGAAAAGGGTTGGTACTGCCTAACTAAATAGTAGGTACAAACACGCAATATTATGGCAGAGTTATTCGGATTTTCGTTTAAACGTAGAGAGGAGGAGTTAAAGAAAAGTGCTCCTTCTCCTGTTGCCCCCACGAATGAAGATGGTGCCACCAGTTTCATCGCAGGAGGTTATCATGGAACCTACGTTGACTTAGACGGTAACTTTAAAACTGAGTACGACATGGTAGTTAAGTATCGCATGATGGCGATGCACCCTGAAGTAGACAGTGCTATTGAAGATATTATACAAGAGGCAATCGTCACAGATCAGAACGATTCGCCTGTACAGATAGATCTGGCAAACTTAGATGTCAGTGATTCTGTCAAAGAAATGATTAGAACAGAGTTCGATTATATTAAAAACTTAATAGGATTTGATACTAAAGCCCATGAAATGTTCCGCAGATGGTACATTGATGGGCGTTTGTATTATCATAAGGTCATTGATTTACAGAGACCTCAAGATGGTATACTCGAACTCCGCTATGTAGATCCACAAAAGATCAAGAAGGTCAGACAGATCAACAAGATTCCAAAGACAGCAGACCAGTTCCAGTCACTAGACTATGGAAAGGTAGATGAATATTTTATATACAACCCTAAAGGATTACGCAACACCTCCGCAAATAGTGGTATAAAGATTGCGAAAGATGCTATAACATATGTCACCTCTGGTATCCTTGATACTAATAAGAATATAGTATTGTCTTACTTACATAAGGCAATCAAAGTTCTTAATCAACTCATGATGATCGAGGACTCTCTTGTTATCTACAGGATATCAAGAGCACCAGAGCGTAGAATTTTCTACATTGATGTAGGAAACCTACCCAAGGTGAAAGCGGAGCAGTACCTACGTGAGGTAATGAGTCGCTATAGAAACAAACTTGTTTACGATGCCAATACAGGAGAGATTAGAGATGACAGAAAATACATGTCGATGCTCGAAGACTTCTGGTTACCCAGAAGAGAAGGCGGGCGAGGCACTGAGATCACTACGTTACCAGGTGGACAAAATCTTGGAGAACTTACGGACATCCAGTACTTCCAAACTAAACTTTACAAGGCACTAAACGTACCAGCTGGTCGTTTAGACTCAGAGTCAACATTTAATATTGGAAGATCTTCAGAGATCATGCGTGATGAACTGAAGTTCACTAAGTTTGTGGGTAAACTCCGCAAGAAATTTAGTGAGATGTTCCAAGACATTCTTAAGACTCAACTCATTCTAAAAGGTGTAATCACACCAGAGGACTGGGATGAGATGAAGGAGCATATACAGTACGATTACTTATATGACAATCACTTTACAGAACTTAAGAATATTGAAATGTTAAATGAGAAGATTAACTTAATCACTGCCATGGAACCATTCATGGGCAAATACTTCTCAACGGAATACGTACGTACACAAATTCTTGGTCAGTCTGAAGTCGAGAAACGAGAACTCGATGACCAGATGGCTGACGATATTTCTTCAGGTAAGATCATCGACCCATTAGAAGTCACCGCCATGGATCAGAAAGCTATGGATGATGAAAAAGATAATGCGGAACTTGATAAGGAAATGAAGAAAGCACAGATCAAAACACAGGCAGAGAAGGGTACTACCAACCCCTCTGGATCTACCAGAACCCCTGCTAAAAGTGGGAATGGTAATAAATAACATTACGTAACACATTTATTATGCCTTCACAAGAACGAGAACTCGTTGATTTGCTTTGGAACGACGACCAGGCTGATGCTCTGGGAAAACTCAAAGACATGCTACAAGTGAAAGCTGCTATGGCAGTAGACGCTAGTAAGCAAGGTGTTGCTGACAGGATGTTTCCGCATGTACCCGATGAGGGTGAAGTGGAACCTGACCCAGAGGCACTAGAAAACCCTACCGCTGAATTAGAGGAACCATCTGATGAAACTGATAACGGAACAGAACAATGATATAGAGGTTCTTACCGAAGAAAAAGACGGTAAGAAATCAACCTACATCAAAGGAGTATTCTTACAAACTGAGATCACCAACCGCAATGGTAGAATGTACAAGTTCGATACCATGAATCGTGAGGTGTCAAAGTATAATGAGGAGTTCGTTAACAGAGGTAGAGCTTTAGGTGAGTTAGGTCACCCAGAAGGTCCTACACTTAACCTAGATAGAGTGTCACATAAGATTGTTGAACTTTACCCAGAAGGAACTAACTTCATAGGTAAGGCAAAACTTATGGAAACACCCATGGGTAAAATCGCTAAGTCATTGCTAGACGAGGGCGTACAACTGGGAGTCTCTTCTAGAGGTCTCGGTTCAATTAAGAAAGAAGGAAATTGTTCTGTGGTAGCAGACGACTTCATTCTATCCACTGCTGCGGACATCGTAGCAGATCCTTCAGCACCTGATGCATTCGTAGAAGGTATATACGAAGGACGTGAGTGGGTCACTGTAGATGGCAAAATCAAAGAGCAGCAGATTGAAGCAATCAAGACTGCTATTGACAACGCACCTACACCACAAGAACTTCAAGAGAGAAAGATTTCCGCGTTTGCGGCTTTCTTAAGAAGTATATAAATTATAAATAAAAATAGTAAATTACCGCAGATCTTATTTCGTAGGAGAAACCATGTCCACAATAGATGAAAAATTTGAGAAACTCATCGCGGAAAAGAAAGCAACTGAAGCTGTAGCTGAGGAAGCATCTGAACCAACAACCGAAGTTTCTGAAGACGCAGCAACAGGTAACACTGCCATTACTGGTGGTGCTGTTCCCCAACAAAAATCAGACCTAAAGAACTCTGCCATTGAGGTAGGAGGTTCTTCCAAGGAAAAACCAGAAGGTCCTGAGAACGTTGGTAAAAAAGCAGCAGCTCCTGTAGGAGTAGAAGGCGACAAGACCTTGAAGATGAAACCATCTGGTGCATCATCCTCAATGCCTGGTGCTTTATCAGCTAAAATCTTTGACGACGTGGAAGTCGAAGGAGATGTGGTAACTGAAGACAGCAGTGAAGACATCGCAGCAGTACTTAAGGGTGCTGATTTAGATGAAGACTTCACAGCAAAAGCAAAGACTGTCTTTGAAGCAGCTGTAGACGCAAGAGTCGCAGCAAAGATTGACTCCCTTAAGGAGCAAGCAGCAGCAAAATTCGTTGAAGAAATCGAATCAATGAAAGACGAGTTTGCTGGCCGCGTAGAGAATTTCCTCCAGTACGCTTGCGATGAGTGGCTCAAGGAGAACGAACTTGCAGTAGAGCAAGGTCTCCGCACTGAAGTCACTGAGACGTTCATGGAAGGATTAAGGAAATTGTTCATCGAATCAAACATCAATGTTCCAGATGATAAACTGGATCTTGCTGCTGAGATGAGCGAGAAAATAGATGAAATGGAAGACCGACTTAACGAACAGGTTAAGAAGAACGTCGAACTTCATGAGGTAGTGGGTACCTATCGTAAAAATGAGATTTTGAGTGAACTTACCAGAGGTCTTGCTGAGACCCAGAAGGATAAGTTTAAATCCCTTGCCGATGCAGTCGAGTTTAAATCTGACGAGTCGTACCGTGAGAAGCTAGGTCAGATCAAGGAATCATACTTTGGTGCTCCAAAGACTGAGACCGTAACTGAGGTTGCTTCAGAAGAATCTGCACCAGAGGCAGAAAAACAACTTGAATCAATTAGTGAGAGCATGGCATCATATGTCGAGCAACTTGCTAAAAGGATTTAATTCACTCTCTTAAACTAACATTTTAAAATGTTCAACACAGAAAAACTACAGGAGAAGTGGAATCCCGTACTAAAGCATGATGGTCTTCCTGAGATTAAGGATAACTATCGTAAGGCGGTTACCGCACAACTCCTAGAGAACCAAGAAAGGTTCATGCGTGAGGAAAAGAATATCCTCACAGAGGCACCTACTAACGCAGGTCCTATCAACACTCCTACTACTGGTAGTGGTGCTAACTTCGGTTTCGACCCAATTCTTATTAGCTTGATTCGTCGTGCTATGCCTAAGCTTATTGCTTATGACATCGCAGGTGTTCAGCCTATGAATGGTCCTACTGGATTAATCTTCGCAATGAGATCACGCTACGTTAACCAGACTGGTAACGAAGCATTCTTCGATGAGCCAGACGCACAGTTCTCTGGTACTCAAGGTGGAACTCCTCCAACAGCAACATCTGAAAAGAACCCAGGTCTTATCAACGATGCTACTGGTGGTGGTACAACTGAAGGTAACTATGACCTTGCTTCTAGTAAGTTTACTTCATCTGAGATGGAATCTCTTGGAGAAGGAACTTCTACCGCGTTCATGGAAATGGCGTTCAGCATCGACAGAATTGCTGTTGAAGCTAAAGGTAGAGCATTAAGAGCAGACTACTCAGTTGAACTTGCTCAAGACTTGAAAGCAATCCACGGATTAGATGCCGAGTCTGAACTAGCAAACATTCTTTCTACTGAGATCCTTGCTGAAATCAACAGAGAAGTTGTACGTACTGTATACAGAGGTGCTAAGCCTGGTGCTCAGGTTAACACAGCAAATGCAGGTGTATTTGACTTAGACGTTGACTCAAATGGAAGATGGTCTGTTGAGAAATTCAAAGGTCTACTATTCCAGATCGAAAGAGATGCTAACGCAATCGCACTAGAGACTCGTAGAGGAAAGGGTAACGTAATCATCACTTCTAGTGATGTTGCTTCTGCTCTTGCTATGGCGGGTGTTCTAGACTACTCTTCAGGTATCAACCAAGCAGTTGGTGGACTTGGCGAGATTGATGACACAGGAAACACATTCGTTGGTACAATCAACGGAAGATTCAAAGTGTACATCGACCCTTACTCAGCAAACGTATCTGCTGACCAATACTACGTTGTTGGATACAAAGGTACTAACGCATACGACGCAGGATTATTCTACTGCCCATACGTTCCGCTACAAATGTACAGAGCGATTGGTCAGGATACATTCCAGCCACGTATCGGGTTTAAGACTCGTTATGGCATGGTTCTTAACCCATTCGCTAAGGGACTTACAGCTCTTACTAACTCTGATCCACAGCATAGCAGCAACATTGGTGCTAACGCTTACTACAGAAGAGTTAGAGTTGCTAACCTTATGTAATCCTGTATCAGGATATACACATATCACTTTACAAGGGGCATTTCGCCC